TAGTGCTTGCAAGGTATCCTGTTCTAGCAACAACCTCAGACTGTTGCGCACTACGCAAATCTAAATCATCTGTAGATAGGTTACTGGAAAGAACATCATCGTAATAAGTGTTTACTGCCTTCTGGCTTACAGGCTGATCTCCAACTGCGCTATCTCCACCAATCTTTTTAGCAACAGTGGCATTTGACTTCATGGTCTTAATTTGAGCTTCACTTCTTTTATTAATATTAACAACGTAATCAGCCCTTTCACTTGCTGTCAATATTCCTTTTCCCTGAAGATCGTACGCTTTAGCTGTCAGCTCTGCATCACTTAGCAGGCCAAGACCAACTTCTTGTTTAAAATCAGCCTTAATATTATTTTCTTCAACCGTTAGCGTTGTGGCTTCAGATAAGTATTCTCTTTCTAATGAATTAACAGTAGACTCTAGCTTACTGAAAAGCTCTTGGTTTTTCTCTGCGCTCAAATCTGCATCAGGGTTTTCACGCAATGCCTCAACGATTGCACGACCATCTTCAATCTGCTGTTCTGGAGTACGACCCTCTGCTCTGATGGCTCGGTCAACTTCACCCAGCTTGCCCTGAACAATAATCCTTTCGTCCTGTGCAGTCAGCAACTCGGCCTGACGATCTGTAGTCATGTCACCCTGATCTACAAGTCTCTGCAAGGAAACAGCATACTCGGTAGCAAAGTCGGCTGTAGCGGCAGTGTCGCCAGCAAATGCGGCATTAGATAAACCCTTCTCGGCAACAGTAGCAGCTTGGCGCACCTCAGTGTTGGCAATAGCTAGGTTCTTCTTTCTCTCATTGTCAGCAATCTTTACAGAAGTAGGATTGTTTAAACGAGCGTACAAGTTCTGAGCCTGACCCCTGTACTCTTCTGGCATAGCACCAAGAAGACCTTGCATCTGGGATTGTACTTTATTCTGATAGCCCACAATGTCATCAGGGAACTCAGTAGCGGCAGAGTCAACAATGTTGTTCATCTCTACAGATACGTTAGACTCATAGGTGTTACGCATAACAGCGTTGGCCTGAGCTGCACCAAACTTACCTGCGGCAACCTCTTCTGCTGGGCCTCTTAGCTCACCAGTTTCAGGATCAATAGTACCTGTTTCAGCACTAGCAATTTCTGCTTGCTTTACTCTCTCAGCCACAACCCTAGGTTTACCTATAGCTATAGTAGTTTCTTTCATAGTTTGGCCTAAACCAGCTAATGCTCGCATCTTGTCAGCACCAGATGTGTCTAGGGCAGTAGGAGTAAACTTGCCGTAAAAACCAATTCTTGTTTGTCTAGGTTGTTTAGCCATTAGTTAGGGAGTCCCTGTTGTAGTTGGGGTGCTATAAGCGCCAAACGCTTGACCGGCACCTGTTAGTAATGTACCCGCAGCAGAAAGTTGACTAGCAGAACGAGCATTAGCACCTTGTCTTCGTAATTGTGCTTGCTGTAGTCTGTCAGATAACTTTGTCATGCCTTCGCTTAAACCAACATTCTTAGCGCTTTCAAGGGCAATACTAGCAGGGGTTCCTTCGGCTTTAATGCCTGACACACCCATACCCACTACATTGGCTGCAAGAGCTGCATTGAGCTTCTGCTGACGTTCTAGCTCACGACTCTCAGCGGCTAGACGTTCTTGATCGGCTTGTTGTTTAAGTGCCGACTCTTGTGCCTTACCTGCTTCAAGCGTTCCGTAAACATTAACTGCTGTACCAACTGCTATCAAGCTCCCTACAATCACAAATGACATTTAAATAACCTCTTGCTCTACTAGAGCTGCTTCAATTTCATCAATATCTGTTAAGTGTGTAGGATGATATGTGATCCAAGTACACCCTGTCTCGCTATATATAACACGCTTAGTTCCTGGCACTGTCTCGCCCAAATACGGAGCTGTAATTTTTTCTCTTTCGTGAACGCTAGATACCTCACACTCACCAGATACCACGCTAAACAGGTGTTTGCTTTTATGAAGCGCCCCTACAACAATACTTCCTGGAGGCATTACCATCTCTCTTGCATACATACCATCAGAAAAATGGTGTCTTGTAATTACTTCTGCCTTTGGAAAATCCTTTATTATTTCTTGTAGTTGGTAAATACTATCTTGCGCTACAACATTATTCACGAAGATTCGACCTCATACTCAATAGCCTGTAAATGGAAAGGCGTAGGATCTGGTACTGTGATCTCAGGAACAACATCAATGCCCCAGCCATTGCCGCCATTGTCATCTTCTATAACGCCAGTTATAGGTGTAAATGATGTATTTAATGGAGTATTAGGGGCTGCACCAAACTGCCTAATTGCTACAGGGTTTCCGTCAACATAGACTCCAGCAGTCTCATACACTCTTAAATTCATTCTGCAAATTTTCTTTTCGCGCATACTATTTTGACCAAGGCGGGTGCCAGAACTGGTGTTGACAGGCATTGTCTTTACTGTTACTGGAAAGTTAAGCCCAACCTCTATATCCCTAGTACTAAATCCATTAAGCTCTGCTGCGGTAATTGTAATGCCCCAAGCGCCATTGTCAAAAGCAACAACTCTACTGGGCAACACATCGCCATCTGCCACAACGCTTACTTCATAACCCTCAAGTCTGGAGCCAACAGGTATGATAACATCAGACCCCATATTAACCACTGTAGTTTTTAAAGCAGACTCTGTTAAATAGTCAAAACTCCATCGCTCAATGTCATAGTAATCAGCGATGCCTACTTGGCGATACACGATCATGTACATTTCGTCTCCAACAGCAGAGCACGACTTAATAGTGTTTATTGGTGAAGGTGTCCAGCGCGTAAAGCCATTTATATCTTGCGCTCTCATTGTATTTAAAACGGCACCAGTACCATCCTGATTTACCAAAAATACCCAGTTCGCATCTTCTGTTGTGCTGCCAGACAACAAAGCCATATCGACGGGCTGATTAATTAACTGTGAAGACAAAACAGAAATGTCATTAGATGTATAGGCATCTTCATTAAAGCTGAATACATACTGACGCAAAGTATTTCCATTCTTGTCTACAAATAGTGTGGCCCCGTCAACAGCTTTTGACTCAAGATTAATTGAGCCATGCTGAGTCTGAGCAACCACCGAAATATCTGACGGAGTTTTACCTTGAACTACAAACTCACTGCCTGAGCAAAACACCTGCAAGCCTCGATCTGGATTAATATCAACAATGTTAGTTAATCCGCGAGAGTCAATTGTTATAAATATGCCTTCATCATCTTCACCCTTCTCGCTAAAGAAGTCAAAGTAACTGCCTGACCTAGATGCAAACAAACTCTGTGGCTTAGACTTTGTACCGCCCAGCCATAAACGCCCCTCAAAAAATACTCCTAACTTTGGATAGCCCCTAGTTTCTGACCAAACATCTTCAGATTGAGATTGTCCTTGCTGTGTTATGGTAAACGCTACTGTGTCATTTACATTTCCACTAGTAGGGAATCCAGCAAACAGTTCATACTCACCTGCTGACGCTCCAGCCATGGTAATCGTGTACGTCTTAGTGTGGGTTCTTGCTACACTTATGCCCGAAAATCCAAAGTTAGGCATATCCTGCAAATTCTTCTGCAAATGGAAAGCAGTAGAAGATTGCTCATCAGCATTTGAATCTCCAGAATAAGTAATGTCTTTACTTAAAACTCCATCAACATCAATTTGATATTGCTGCCCATAAGTAAAACCACTAAATGTACAGACCTGTATTGCAGGTGTGGAAATAGGGCTATCAACGTCATCATAATCATACTGCGGAACATTTATAAAAGGAATGTTGTCTAGCACAAAAGCGTCAGTTTCATCTAACCCACTAAATACAATGCGTACCGGAGGGTAATCCTCCTGAAACATAAGCATTACATTTTCTGTTTGAGCATCCCTTACGCTATCTACTGTTGCTTCTGAATAAGGCACAATTACATCAGCTACATAAACTGTTTCTGTGCTGCCAGCATGAGGCGTTCTATAAAACCTAAGATTGCCAGCAGTCAGTACACCAAGATAACTTTGATCGACCCCATAATGCCAGTCAAATGTTTTAGCTGTGCCAATTCCAAGCGATTCATTTTTAAAGCCAAATTCCCCAACCTTTATTTGACCGCTGTCATTAAGGAAAACCGTAGCTAATACCCTCCAGTAACGCTTGTTTAAGTTATCTATTTTAAATCTAATGTTTCTAGGACTGACATTATCCACGCGCATAAATACGCCAAAAAGCCCAGGCTTAACGGAAGTCCAATCAATATTATTATCTGAATATTGGATGTTCATAAAAGCCGCAACTACAACACCATCGGCAACTGCCGGATCAGGAATAACACTGACATTCCTGAGATCAATAAAGTCGTTTAATGTTGGAGAACCAAAATCATATTTAGCAATGCCAATTGGATTTTGAGATCCAATAATAGCCGTATCACCAAATGTTTCATCATCTCCGTCATTGATATTAGCAGCAACACCGCCAAAGGGCATAGTTGGCGTTACAGCAGTTTGACGCACTAGCGCCCTAACAACTCCGTCAATAAACTCAGTCCCAGGTCTACGCTTCACGCCACCCTGCGGTACGATAACTACGTTTTCAGCAGATTGCCCACCCTTGTAATACTGATCAAGATCGGTACGGCCTATTAGTAACGGCGAAAGCTCTCCACTAGCAAAGCTGGACTGCTTATATTGCGACTTAGGCATTAGTACCTCACATTAATAAAGGGTTGATCCTGGATAGGTGTTTGGGGGTGTTGCTGAGAGTCAGTAAATCTAGCCATACGACTAGCGTTTAAATACTGGTTAGCCAGTAGTTGCATAGAAGATGCGCTGTCGCGAATGGATGGAGCAAAGTCCATAGCCAATGCGTATTCAATCATCTTAGAAAAATATACGGGCCATTCAGACTCGGAGACGTTAGCAATATAATCGCAATATAGAGTTCCACTATAGTTGCAATAAACTTTGTCACCAAGAATTTGGTATCTGATGCTTGGACTTAATTTAATTAAAACAAGCATATCGGTAGGAAGCTGATAAATGGACTGCCATTCAGTGCCTATAGGCTCCTCGACAGTTAAAGACAATTGAGCTTGCTTACGGGCAAAGCCCCATCGAAACTTTGTTAGTTCATTCTGTACAATATTGTCGTACAAATTGTTAGCAACAGTCTCTGCGCGAGAGTTACCTGATAAAGATGTTACAGGCAAGTCGCCAATTAGAATGAGTGCATTAGAAATTAGCTGTATCTTGCTTGACATAAAAAACCTTTATATGTAAAGAAAGGGGCCACCGAGGCAGCCCCATTCAGTTTTACTACTTACGCAGTGATTACTACGCCAGCACCACAAACAACAGTAGTACCGTCATTTGACTCAACGTATGAAATACGTCCAGTAGGAGTTCCACCAGTAGTACCAACAA